GCCATATCCATTTGTAGATATGCTTGTGCATTTACAACAGCAGCTTGCTGGTTATTAGCTAAGTTTTGAAATATAACCTGTTTATATGTAGCAGCATCTTGTTGTGCTATTGGTATAGATGATCTTAATATACCTTCTGCTAATGCTTCAGCTAACATTGTAGAAGAACCTAATCCTCTAGCTTGCATAGTTGCTTTTGCAGCTTCAGCAGCTCCTCTAGCAAATGCAGGTAAAGGTGATCCTTGCTGTAATGATGTTTCTATATCTTGAGATATATTTTCTAATTGACCTTGAACTGTTGCTCTAGGATCTAAACTAGCTAATGATTGTTGTGCTGCAGTCATAGGAGCTGTTACAGTTCCTTGTGCAGCTGTCATAGTTGCTGCAGTCCCAACCGTAGCTGGTGTTACTTGTGCTGCAGTAGCTGGTGTTACCGTAGATACAGCTGTAGGTGTTGCTCCAGTAGTTCCAGTTGCTGTAGGTGCTGTTGCTGCTGTTGTTTGTGCAGCTGCAGTTCCTGTTACACCTGGTGTAGCTAAAAGTTCATTAGTTTGAACACTTTGTGCTGTTGGAGTTATTACTGTATTTTGAGGTAATGTTGGCTGATTTAATAAACTATCAATTAAACTTACAGCTTTTTTACTGCTAGTTTGTTGTGTTTGTCCTGGTGTTAATGCACCTGGTTGTAATGTTGTTGCCATTATCTACCTTGTCCTCTGTATCGTTTCATATTTTTTTTTGCGTGTTTGTTGGGTCTCTTAGCGTGTCTGCCAGGTCTTTTCTTTTTTGTCTGCCTTACAAAATTATTAACGCCAATGAGGGATTTGCGTTTTGCCATATTATTTTATTGTTTAAACCAAGCTGGTAATCCTAAATGTTTTCTTCTATCATAGATGTTTTTATCTGCATCTTTTGATTTTTGATTATTGTAATGTAAAAATACTTGAGCACAATTATCTCCTTGAAATTCTTCTCTCCAGTGTTCTAATTCCATTCCTCTATATACTAACATATCTCCAGGTTTTAAAACTATAGATATACCTTTGTTATTACTTGATACTGTAATTTTTTTACCATTAGGAATACCTACATTTTTTTTAGGTTCTAAATGTATAGGCCATGGATCACCACCTAAATTAAGTGTAGTTGATATTTCACAACTAAATCTATCTTTATGCCTATGAAGTATATCACCTGTTTTGTATATTCTAGCATATGAGTATGTTGGATTTAATTTTAACTTAGTATATTTTTCCATTACTGGTAAAGTTCTAAGTAACAAAGTTTCCATTGCTATATCTGCATAATGAGAATATGTATTTGGAACTTGTGAGTCTGCCCATGTTCCCCATTCTTCTGTAAATTTAGAAATATATCTTTCATCAAAAAGAGTTCTTGCAACTTGTCTTTTCATTAAAAAATAATTATAAACAAATTCTGCTATTTGTTTTGGAACAGCTTCTTTGATAACGCAATATTTATTTTTTTGGAAGCTCATCTTTCATACTCCTCTCTTTTGATATTGACGTTTCAACAACTTTAATGTTCCAATGTATAAATCTAAATGGTTCTAATCCTGGATCTACTGCATATTCATGAGGTACATAACCTGGAAAAATAATCATTGTTCCTGGTTTAGGTTTATAATGAACTTGGCTAGTTCCCATTGATATTTGTTCTTGATTTTTTAATGGTAACTTTGTCATTATTGAACCAGGTCTTGGATCATGAAATATTGGAAAAGATGTTTTATCTGAACACTTTAAAAAATAAAATCCAGATACATGTTGATTCCAATGAGCATGAGTTGAATGATGACCAGCACCTTTTTCACTAAATTCTTGTACCCAAAATTCTGTAAAATGTAAACTATGATTTCTTAAATCAAAACCTGACCAATCTAAAAATTCATATGATCTTTGTCCTATAAACTGAACTAAGTCTTTTGCTTTTGGATCATTAGAAAAACTTTCACTATGATAAGATAACCCAAATGTTCCTATATTTTTTTTCCATTTAGGTTCATTTTTTAATTTATCATTTAAAATTTTTTTACCTTTCTTAACATATTTATCTGTTAATTTAATTGTATTTTTCAAAAACATGGGTGCTTCTGCTGCCCATATTGGTGTTTGAAAATAAAATGCAGATTTAAAATCTACATGCCCTTTTGGTTTTTGAGCTGTACTACTTCCCCCTTGTATCATATTATTTAAATGGCCTCCCTAAGTTCCATATTACTAATGAATATCGTGTGCCTGATGTTACTGGTTTGACTCTATGCCAAACAAACGAGGGGAATACTACTAAAGATCCTTTTGGTAAAATTTGTTTACAAATATGTATATTTGGTTTTTTATCAGGATCTTCATTTCTTAAATCAAATTCTAGTTCACCACCTTTATAATCTTCTGGATTACTTAATGAAACTGTTACAGATAATTTTCTAATTTTACCTTGTGTTGGTCCAGGTTCTGCATATGGTTTATCCCATGAATCACAGTGCCAATCGTAATATTGATTTAATTTATATTTTGTAAATTGACAAGATTCAGAATAATCCCATTCAAAATTCCAACCTGCTTTTGCATTTGCCTCATGTACATAAGGTTGTATTTCTTTATAAATCCATCTATCATTCATCCAAACAATATTAGAATTTCTTACTTTCTTAATATCATTTATTTCATTATCTGTTAATGGATTATCTTTTAAATTTCTATCTCTACCATAACCACCTGTGATTGCCTGTTGTTCATTTTGTTTTTCTGCTTTTCCATATTTTACAATCAAGTCACATATTCTAGGTGGTATAGCTGATTGAAAATAATAATAATAATTAGATAAATTCATAATTTATAGTTAATAATACATTCATTTGTTTAGATTTATTTTCTGTAATAAGATATCTTTGTGTAGACGGAAACATATAAAAATAATTATTCTTTATTGGTATATGCCAAGTTCTATATTTTCTTCTATTATCATCATATTCTATTACAAGTTCACAAGAATCTTTGCCTACAAATGTACCATAAACTAATGTATAGTCTGGAGAGTTTCGTAAATCTACAGGGTCAACTTGGTGTCTTATAAAAGATTTTTCTTTAGGGTTGTAAACATTTCCATGTTGAGATTTATCAACTAAAGTAAAACCATATTCTGATCTTATATGATCTCTAATATAATCTTTTAACCATTGTAAAGGTTGTGAAAATGGTATATTAAAATCATCATAGGAATAACTTTTATCATTATTATTAATTCTTTTGTTATCTATAAAAGATGAAATTATATCATTTTTAATTTTATCTCTATCAATATCAAAACCTTTAGGCATATCGATAGGTCCGTATATCAGAGGTATTTCTGATAGTGTTATTTTTTTCATATATATATTATACACTCCTATTAAAAAAAGTCAATATTAAAGGGGTATATTTATATATTATTTCTCTATTTTATTCCAATTTTGAGCTGATTCGTCCCACTCATACATATGAGTAAGTTGCTCTTCATCAGATAATTCTGGAGCATCACCAACTGGTGACTGCCATCTTGCTTCTGCTACATTTAAAGTCCAACTAGCATAAGGTTTCTTACTAATGAAAATATCATTATCTTCATCATAAGTCATACCTATACCTGCGTAGTTACCTCTTAAAGGTGTTCCACCATTTTTATGTTGTCCACCATGTGTGTTATAAGATGTTTTTTTCCAAAGAGGCCAGCTGTGGATTCTCTCCAAAAACTGTCTGCCTACTTCTTCATCTTCAACACCATCAGCATTTTGACAATCTTTATCAGCTACAACGTGTACCGCTATAACTTTATTGTTTGCTCCTAGTTTAGCATAATGTGCCATTGTTTTTCTCCTCTTGTTAAATTAATTATTGAAATTTATATCTTATTATCACTAATCCTGACCCACCTGCACCACCACTTGCTGTAGGATTACTTCCGCCTCCACCTCCACCACCACCTGTGTTAGCAGTTCCTGCTTCACCAGTAGTAGGAGAACTTGGAGTTCGACCATCACCTCCACCTTGAGTTCCAGCACCTGCTGGATTATTATCTGAACCTCCTCCACCTCCACCAGCTCTGCCTGTTGGTGTTCCGTTGATGCTTGATGTTGCTCCTGTGCCACCATTTCCACCTCCAGCTTTTGGAGATCCACTAGGGCCTTGTGCATTAAATCCAACTGCAGTTGCTCCACCGCCTCCACCCATATTTGTACTTACACAACTACCATCAAAACCTCTGCCTCCTGTATTACCTTGAGGTGGTGATACTGGGGGTGTATTTCCTGCACCTCCTACTGGAGTTTGTGAATTTGGACTACAAACTGGTGCTCTTTGTCCGCCTCCTGAACCACCAGCTGCTCCAAGTGTATTTGAAGATGGTCTTTTTCTACCACCAAAACCTCCACCTGATGAAGTAATTGTACTAAAAATTGTATTTGATCCTTGTGCATCGGTTGCTCCTCCAGCACCTACAGTAATAGGATAAGCCTGAGCTGAAACTGGTAAAGCTGAAACACCTGAACCTAATGGTGAAACAGAATAACAACCTGATGCTGCTCCTGAAGATTCTCTATAACCTCCTGCACCACCTCCGGCTCCAAGGCTACCTCCACCACCACCGCCTCCAGCGACAACTAGATAATCAACTGTGTTAGAACCTGCAGAACTACCTGCACAACTAACTGTAAAAGTTGCATCTGAAGTAAAAGTATGAATTTTAAAATCACCTGATGTAGTTATTGTTCCTCCTGTAGCAGTAACAAATTTTAATTCATTCAATACTTCATTTGAATTTACTGGTTTCCAACCTTTAGTGCCATCTACATAAACTAAAGTTGTAGCTATTCCATTAGTTTCTAAAAGTAAATCATTACATAAACCATCAATTTTTGAACTATTTCTACCTATTGTAATAGCATTACAAGCAGCAGTTTTTGCATAATCTGAAACTGAAACTATATCACCAGCACTAGGACTTGAAGGTAAAGTTACAGTTATAGCTCCGCTACTTGTATTTATAAAATATCCTTTACCACTTTCTGAAGTAAAGGGGGAAGTTTTGGCAGTAGTACACCAATTAACTGTACCTGTTCTACCAAAACCTGTTTGACTAGCACCGCATGCTAGTGCAATTGTTTTTCCAGATTCACCAAGTGTTACAGTGGATCCTGATCTTGTTGTAATTGTGTTTACTTTAATTGTGCTCATATGTTACCTAATTAATTATTGATATCTGTATCTTATCATAACAATACCTGATCCACCTGTTTCTCCTTGTCTTATTGGTCCTGGAGTTGATCCATTTGGATTCGGCTGTTTATTTCCACCACCGCCACCTCCACCACCGGTATTGGCAGTTCCAGCTTGTGCGACTGTACCTGGGTTTGCTGGTGCATTTGGTGGACTTCCTCCATAGCCTCCACCTCCATCACCACCTGCACCTCTTTTTCTTACGTTAGGCACACTTCCTACACCTCCACCTCCACCACCACCAGAAAAATATCTAGCTGTTCCTACTGGACCTGATGTTCCATAATTTGGTGATGCTGGACCAAAAACACTTGTTGAAATAAAACTACCAGCACCTCCACAACCTTGTGTAGTTGTACTTTGTGGTGCTCCTGGAACGCCTACTGCCCCTGCACCACCGCCTCCTCCTGACATATATGAACCCCCTTGCCCTGGAGCTAAAGGACCCATATCAGAATGACCACCATTGTTTCCTTGAGGTGGACTTACAGGTGGATAATTACCTGTTCCTCCACTTAGAGAACCACAAGGTGATGTAGCTCCATTGTAACCATTATCTTGTTTTCCACCGCCACCTGAACCACCTCTTCTACCTGAGTTAGGTGATGGTGCTATACCTGAACCACCTCCACCTCCAGCAGATGTAATAGTTGAAAAAATTGATGCTCCTCCATCACCTCCAGGTCTGCATGCCTGAGTTGGTGTAGGTGAAGTTGCACGAGTTCCTCCTGCACCTACTGTAACTGGATATGTTTGTGATGTTAATGCTAAACTTGTACCTGAAGCTAAAGGTGACATATTACAACTTGTTATTCCACTTGCTGGACCATTTGATATTCTAAATCCTCCTGCTCCACCACCTCCTGCCGAAGTAGAGTCAGCTTCTTCTAATCCTCCTCCACCACCACCTGCAATCACAAAATAATCTGCAACTGCTTTATCACCTTGACCTGCTGTTACAATAAAATTACCATCTGATGTAAAAACGTGAGTTTTATAATCTCCATCAGTTATAATTGTATTACCTCCAGTTGCAGCAATATATGAACCACCTGTTGCATCTGAAGTTGAATCATTTACAGCTAACCAACCTTGTGTTCCATCTACATAAACAAGAGTTACTGATTGACCCTGAGTATTTAAACACGTGTTTCCACAAACAGATCCTAATTTTGATCCATTTCTACAAATAGTTATTTTATTTGTATCCCAAGTATTTGCATAATCTTTTACAGCTACAATATCTCCTGCTGAAGGTGAAGCTGGTAAAGTTACAGTAATTGTACCACCAGTTGTATTAACGAAGTATCCTTTACCATTTTCTGCTGTAAATGCTGAAGTTTTTGCTGTTGTACACCAGTTTACAGAACCTGATCTACCAAAACCTGTTTGTGATGCTCCTGTTGCAAGTGCAACTGTTTTACCACTAGCACCTAATGTAATTGTAGAACTACACTTTGATACAAGTGCACTTCCACATGAATCTTGAATTGTATTTACTTTAATTGTACTTGTCATATGTTACCTATTGAAATTTATATCTTAATATTACTATTCCTGATCCTCCTGCATATCCACTAGTATATGGTGCTGGACCTCCAGCTCCACCTCCGCCACCTCCACCACCAGTGTTTGCTGTTCCTGCCGCACCAGCTCTTGAATTAGATTGATCAGAAGATGCTCCTCTTCCACCACCACCTGCTCCACCATCGCCTGATGTACCACCATTTGGAGAGTCTTCATCTTTACCTCCGCCACCTCCACCTGCTCTTTGTGTTGGAGTTCCATTAATAGAAGATGTTGCTCCTGCTCCGCCTGCTCCTGCTGGATTTCCACTTGGTGTTGTTCCAGCAGCAGTTGCTCCGCCACCTCCTCCACCTCTATCTGGGTTTGATGTACTTGGATTAGTATTTCCACCTGGATTACCTTGAGGTGGACTAACTGGTGGAGTATTTCCTGCAGCACCTGCTGATGGTGCTCCTGGAGGTCTAAAACCTCCACCACCACCTGAACCGCCTGTAAGGGCAACATTACTATCATTTGCTCCTCCACCTCCACCTGTACTTGTAATAGTTGAAAAAACTGATGGAGATCCAGAACTACCTGCAGCAGGTGGAGATCCTCCTGATCCTCCTGCTCCAACTGCGATTGGAAAAGTTGCAACGGATGCAGTTAAAGCTGAAACACAAGCTCCTAATGGACTTACTGAATAACAACCAGCAGTAATTCCACTTGATTCTCTATAGCCACCTGCACCTCCACCACCACCTGCTGTGCTTGAACCTCCACCACCGCCTCCTGCTACAACTAAATATTCTATTTTATTTGATCCTGGTGCATTTCCTGCACTTGTTACTTGAAAACACCCACTACTTGTGAATGTATGAATTTTGTAATCTCCTGAAGTTGTAACTGTTCCGCCTGTTGCTGCAACAAATCTTTGTCCTGCAACGATATCATCTGTTTGAATATTTATCCAACCTTTAGTTCCATCTACATAAACTAACGTTATTGAATCTGCTGCCGTATTTAAAGTTGCATCTAGACATTCACCACCGATTTTTGATCCACCTCTACCGACTGTAAGATTATTACTATTAAAAGTATTTGCATAATCTTTTATTGAAACTATATCTCCAGCACTAGGACTTGAAGGTAAAGTCACAGTAACCGCACCTCCACTTGTATTTACAAAATATCCTTTACCACTTTCAGCTGTTAATGGAGAAGTTTTAGCAGTAGTACACCAATCTACAGTTCCAGTACGACCAAAACCTGATTGAGATGCACCAGGTGCAAGTGTTACTGTTTTACCAGATGATCCTATAGTGATTGTTGAACCACATTGTGCATCTATTGTATTTACTTCTATTTTACTCATTATACTATTACCAATGTTCCTGCAACTGTAACTGTTCCAGCAAATGTTACTGGGCCAGCTAATACTGCATTACCTTCTATTAACATATTTTCATCCATTACTGATGCATGTTCAAATACATCTTCAGATGCAGGTTTATCACCTATATATAAAACTCCATTTAATACTGCTGCCATGT